ACTATTAGTTTGTGTTGGTGTCACTCTCAGTTGTGTAGCAACTGATGCAGTACCACTTAATGTTGCAGTAATCGTTCCTGCACTAAAGTTGCCTGAAGCATTTCTTGAAACAATCTGGTTACCAGTATTAGCAGACGTATGAGTAGTAGTTGCTGAGTTAGCAAGAGATAACATAGTTATTACTTGCGCTGCAGTTAAATCTTGTGGATTGCCGTTAGATGTTATTCTACCTTTGATGGTACTAGCAGCCATATCAGACAGTTCAGTATTACTTACAACATTAGCATCAATAGATGCAGTTAATGCGACAGCACCACTACCATCAAAACTTACTGCGGTAGCTGTAATATCTCCTCCAATCGAGAAGTTTCTGGCAGTTTCAAGGATTGTTGCAGATCCAGCATTACCTGATACTGATGATTGGGTACTTGGCATAGTTACAGTTTTTACATTTACAGCAGTTATGTGACCTTGAGCATTAGATGTGACACTGTCAACTGCTGTAAATGTGCCTGCATAGCCTGGAGCAGCTGTAGAAGTGGCATCAGTTCTGGATATGTTATCATGATCAAAAGTAATAGTCTGAGCATCACTCTGATTCATACTAAAGGATTTGTCAGTCTCATTAATATGAAGTGCAACACCACCTACAAGACTGACAGTTCCATCATTTACAGTAGGTAAAGTCTGGGCACTTGGCATAGTTACAGTTTTTAAATTAATTGCAGATAAGTGACCTTGGTCACTAGTTGTGACACTATCAACTGCTGTAAATGTACCTGCATAGCCTGGAGTAGCTGCAGAAGTGGTATCAGTTCTGGTTACGTCACTATGGTTAATTGTTATATCATCATCACCTTCCTGATTCATTGTAAAGATACCGTCTTGATTAGCGGATAGATGTAATAATGTACCTGCCTCTACTGTAACTGTACCATCACCTGGAGTAGGTACTGTAGCAGATGCAGTGTCGGTTACGTGCCCGTTATCGTCTATTGTTAAATCCTGAATGAATGTAACGCCGCTATTATTTACACTAGCTGCACCAACAGAACTGTGATTAATTGTAATTGTGTCTCCACTTCTTACACTAGAAAGAGCAGTCCCACCAGAAATTGTAAGAGTATCGTTATTAGTATTAGCAGTTGCTGTACCACCGGATCCTGCACCAAAGTTCTTAAAAATTGCTTGATCACTTCCTTTGTCGGTATTTTTAAAGGTTAATTCATCATCAGCAGTGAAGTTGACATCAATACCAGTGCCTTCTGCGAATGTAAGTGTATCCCCAGAAGTTAGTGTATAAGTTGTGCCATCTCCATCGGTAGCAGACCAACTGCCATAGTTGTCATATCTGTTATCAAAGACATCATATGTTACACCAGTCATATGACCGTTAGAATCAACTGTGACTGACTTAATATAAGTACCATCTTCATCACCTGCCTGACCGGTAGTACCGTCTAAGGTAGATGTATTAGCATGGTCAATGGTAATAGTATCACCGGCTCTTGTTGTATTAATCTGACTACCACCAGCTAATGTTAATGTATCGTTATTAGTATTAGCAGTTGCTGTACCACCGGTTCCTGCAGCAAAGTTCTTAAAAATTGCTTGATCAGAACCTTTATCATTATTGGTGATAACTACATCTATATCATTACCAGTTGTGGTAGTAGTAACCGATATACCAGTTCCTGCACTAAAGTCTAAATTATTAGAAGCACCGAAAGTATTACCTTCAATAGTAGGTGATCCTAAAGTTGCTTCTGAAAGAATAAGAGAACCGTCTGCTTCCCATCTATCAGTACCATAGTTATATACAATACTATGTGCACCCGTAACTCCTGAAGCAACACCACTTGGACTTGTAATAGGTCCAGTTTCAATACCAAATCCGCCACTTGAAGGTTCTGATGAAAGGTTATTACCTGCAAGAATTAATGTGTCTTCAACTTCGAGTGTGGTTACATTAAGTTCTGTTCTAGTACCTTCTACATAAAGGTTACCAGCAATATATAAATCTTCACCAATACCCACACCACCAGCAACTGTAAGAGCCCCTGTTGTTGCAGATGAAGCACCTGTTGTACTTAATACCTTTGCTGTTCCAGGCATTCTAAAGTCAGTAGGAATAGAAAGGGTTGCTGCTCTACCTTCAGTACCAGCACCACTTACTGTAATCTGATTAGTAGTACCATTTACTGTTCTAACATAATCACCGGTAGTATCAGTAGTAAGTGCAACTGAATTAGGTTGCACTGTTAACGCAATACTCTGATTTAAGACACCACCAGCATCGACGGTATTACTATCATATATAATGCCAGAACCAGTAACATCACCAGTAAATGTGAGTCTATGGTTTATTACGTCAAAGTCAAAGTTTTGATTAATTGAATCCCAAGTAACATTGATACCAGATTCTGTATTATTTGCAATTAATTCTTTTGCATTATAGAATGTGACTACATCAGCAGTATTGGCATTACCTGAATCATTAAGACCGACTAATTGCCAACCTCTTGCAGGATCTGTTTCAGAATGATTTTCGTGCCACTGTAAACTTACTGTTTCAGTATTTGATTGAGTTACATGGTCTCTGTCGACACTGAAACCCATAGGGTCTTCTATATTACCATCGACCTTTAGGAAACTAACTCCAAATATGTTGACACTTGAGGCAGCACCTGGTAGAAGTAAAGTTGCATTACTTAGGTCTAAGGTAGTACCTGTGTTGAATGTCATTTTATTTGCATTCGTACCACCATTTTGGAATACTACATTACCACTAAGATTAAGTCTACTTATAATATTTTGTATTGAATCAGTACCAGCATTAATTCGAGCCAATGCTCCAGTAGTACCGCCAGTGTTAAGGTCTAATTTTTCAGATGCCAATTCCTGAATTGCAGATTTTATATTGGTTCCTGCTAGTCCTGTAAACGTAATACTAGAATCGACTGTAGATGCACCATCAATAAGTGTCATCAAGTTACCGATATCAGTATCGTTAGAATTTATCTCTCCGTGTAATTCATTTACTGCAGACGTTAAATTGGTAGCAGTAGTGTTAAGTGATAGTGTACCTACTTCCGTATGTAATTGGTTAAGAGCACCTGTAATAGTAGATGATACTGTATTATTATATGTTCCTATATAATCTTGTGCCGCATCTAATGCAAATGAAATACTAGAACCAATATAACTTGTAGAACCGATTTCTGCATCAATTGCATTTACGGCATTAGTAATATTACTTTGTCCTGCCGCTGGAGTTCCGGAACCAGTAATTACTGCATTACCTAATTCATCGTGTAATTCGTTAAGAGCAAGTTTTACGTTATTTGTATTAGTAAATTTAGCATTAAGAGTACCAATATCAACTACACCACCAACAGTTAGGTTAGTAGAAATATCTGCATTACCATTTAAGTCTAAATCACCATCAAGGGTTGTACCATTTAATGTAGTGCTTCCATCTACATTTAATGCCCCATCAATTTGTGTATTACCTGTTGAAGCTGTTACATTAAATTTATCAGCACCTACTCTTAGATTTCCATCAATTCCAGCAGTACCATCAACTTCTAAAGTTCCATCAATCTGGGTATTACCACTAGAAGCCGTTACATTAAATTTGTCTGAACCTACTCTAAAGTTTCCATCTACACCCAAGGTACTGTTCATTTCTACAGCACCATGTAAATCAGATGTGCCAGAAACATCCACATTTCCGTTAAGGTCTAGGTTACCATCTATTGTTGTTCCGTCTAGGGTTGTTGCACCATCAACATCCAAATTACCATGGACTGTTGCATTGGTTGAAACATCGACCGAACCATTTAAATCTAGGTTTCCATCAATAGTAGTCCCATTAAGAGTTGTTGCACCGTCAACATTTAAATTTCTGTCAACATCCACATCTTGTGTTACTGTTACATTATTTGCAAATATAGCATTTGCGCCATTACCAGTAAGCATTGTAGTAGAACCAGATTTAACAACTATATTACCACTACTATTTGTTAATGAACCGTATTGAACACCAGCATCTTTTAGAACAACGTCAGATCCATCAGCATCTAAAATAATATCATCACTTGAATCAACGGTAAATGTTCCCGATGTTACATTGAATGCGTTCGATCCTGCACTAATTTCATGTGTTGATGCATCGAATACTGCTTCAATTTCATTTACAGCACCTACAAGATTACCTGATACTGTTGTAAGATTCTCAGTAATACCCACATCATCTTGTAATTCATTAACAGCATCTACTAGACTGGGTGAATATACTTTAATATCATCATTGAGTGTTGCGGGAGTATTTAATACAATCGCATTACCGATAGTAGTATCTTTATTAGAAATATCCTGATGATTAGCACCAGTAATAGTAGAACTGGATCCGTCTATTTTAATTACTGCAGAAGCATTAAACGATCCAGTATGATTTTTTAATTTAAGATCAGTTGCAGAAGCACTTAATACTGTACCACTGAATGTTGCATTTGCTAAGTTAGTACCTTGATAAACTGTAGAACCTTCAGTAAACGCTGTTACTGTTGGTGAGTTAAGTAATGGAATATTTGCAGAATAATTAGGCACATGGAAACCACCAGCATCAAGGTTTTGGTTTATTTCTGTTCCATTAATATAAACCCTTACAACACCTACGTTATATGCTTCTGATATAATTCTTACTACATTAGCATTAGGTATACTATCCGAACCTACTAATAAATTTTGAGTAGAATTAAAAACACCACTTGAATTTTTTACTAAAATCTTATCTGTACTTACACTAACTATAGTAGCAGAATACCCACCGGATCCTGGTTGAGTAAGAGTAGCATCTGCAACAAAACCTGTCAGAGATGGAGAACCTGTAAGAATAATATAACCACCGGTATTATCCAGTGTTTCTTCCGTTTTAATATTAAATTGTACTATTTTACTGTTATTATCTTCAGCACCAAAAAATATATCACCTGCAGAGACATTAGCAAAATCAAATGTTTTATCAGTAAGTGATACATTTAATTGTTCATTATCACCTAAGTGTAAAGATACTTCGTTGGTCTTCTGTCTAAATTCCTCAAAAGTATTGGACTTAAATATTCTAGTTTCTTTATTGGCCATTATTTCTTACCTAATTGTGTTAACAAAGATTTAATTTCAGCGATATCATTTTTCATTTGGCTAAATTCCTCTTCTCTAGCTTTATTAGCCGCAATCTGATTTCTTCTTGCATGTATCGCATTACTATTAGTATTTATAACTGCTTGAGTAACAGTATCTTTAACTAAATCAGGATTATCTTTTATTTTTTTAGTTCTTGGCATAATATTTCCTATGTAGACGCAATTGCTCTAAAATCTTTTACTAAAGGCACAGTAGAACTATTACTGGATCTTAATACTATCTTAAATTGCATAGTACCAAAACTTCCTGCAGGATCAATACTGTAATGTATCTCTTTAAAACCTGAAGGACTATCATTAATAGGTATTACTGGTGGGTCTTGTGATATAATTACGTTTGACCATGAAACAGTCTCTATATCTGTTGCCGAACCACCTTCTACTACTCTCCAATATATATCAACATTAGCAGATCTTGGTCTATTAACATTTAAATATATATCAATTTTATCAGCCTCTTCAGCTAGTTCAATCTTCTTGGTTAAGTATCTTGCCAACTGATTACCGCCAGTAGCAGATAATTCATTACCTACACTATTATCAATAATTCTATTTTGTATAGTAAATAAAGATGTTCTATTCATATCAATAATTGGTGAAATAGTATCCTTATCAGTTGTCATAACACATCTTATATTAAATGTCTTTGTTGTAGAATTAGTAGCAGACGCAATAGTTTTAGGTGAAGCGAATGTAATATTCTGATTAGCTAGAATCTCACCAGTAGGTTGTACTACTTCTGTTGGACTATAAGGAGTCATGAAATATCTGATATCTGTTCCTGGCACTGTAAGGGATTGAATATTAGCTCTTAATACATCCATCTGTCTATTTTCTGTTGCGTATATTACAGAACCACCGCCTGAACCAGTAGCAGATGCAGTATCACTTCCACCAGCAGTAAATTCATAAGTGTCATGAGTAACACTACTAATAGTATGAGTACCATTTAAATTATTTGCTGCAAGACCGTTAAATGCAACCGCACCGGTAATAGCAACCTGATATGTATGACCAGAGTCCTGATGCATTCCGTGGTTTTTATGGAATACTTTTACAGTACCACTACCACTAGTAGAAAACATAGAGTTAAGTGGTAATAATCTCGCAGGAATAGTATCATGTACCAAATTAATTTCACCACCTGAACCAGAGAATACGCACTTATTCAATTTAAATTTAAGGTCTCTACTTTGTTCTGGTGTCCACGTTGAAGCATTCTGTGATGTAAAGAATACACCGCCGTATGGTTGTTTAGTAATTCTATTATTAGGATTCGTCTTATCAAATCCACCCATCTCAGCAACCCAACACTCATAATTATCTGTTTGTGCCATAATTACTAAAGCATATTCTTGGTTTTGAGCAAGATAAATTGGATGGTCGAATGTAATAGTGGTTGAAGCCGATGCATCATCACTAACATTTACATTAGACGGATAAACTACGGCGTCTGCACCTGGGACAATCTTTTGAGTTGGAGTTCCATTTTCTACTGATCGTATACTTACTCTTACTGGAATTCCTGCATCTTTTTTCTTAAAGAATAACTCTACATTTTTACAGAATATTCCACCTTCTGTATCAATTAACATTGTTTGTGCAAGAGGGTCGATCCACTCTACGGTAGTTTGAACACTTGTATCTGTTATTGTTCTTGCAGCATTTAATTCTGTAGTTACAAAATTAGGAACCTTAGTTGATAAGATTTCTTTCTGTACTGATTCTATTAATCCTTCTGCATGAAATTGTGTTTCTGCAAAAGTAGTCTCACTACCATCATTAACATTATTAGTAGCAGAATCAGTTAATTTAAATGTTCTTGTTCCAGTTTTAAATTTAAGAACATCATTTCTTGGAATAACAAATGAACCTTCAACAACTCCTGAGGCATTAGTTACTAATGCACTAGTTCCTGCTGGGTGAGTCGTAGCTCCTTCATAAGTTACAACGTCTGTTCTATCTGCAAATTCTTGGAAAGTTTCTTCTCTACAAAAAGTCGATACCGATATATCATTAAAGAATGGATATAATGTAGTATTAGGTTTAAGTAATTCTGCTTTAAAGAAAATCTTTCTTGATCTCATAAATGGTACAAAGTTGACTTCTACAACCTTTGATCCTAATTCTCTGTTTACTGTATCTGCAGAAATAGATGTTGTAAGTCCAGTTCTAGCTTGTTGTTGAGTAACTGTTGTTGCAGTAGTAGTTGTAGTACCACCTGTACCTCTTCGTCCCCAACCACCACGTCTAAATCCGTCTTCCATTCCAATATCAAAGCCACCCCAACCTAAACCTGCACCTGTTACAGAAACATCAGTCTCAACACCAGTCCAGTTAGTTTCCCACTCATTCCATACAGTACCTAAAATACCAGTCTGTTCTGCCATGGCCACAAATTGGTCATATAATCCTTCATCATTAATAATAACATCAGGTCTGACATCGGTTTCTTTCCACTCGTCAGACTCTGGTGACAATTTAACAGTTCCGCTCCAAGAAAATACATTATATGGATTAACATTAACAGCAATAGACGAATATGGTTGGTTAATATAATTATTAATAGTATGTGGTAATACACACAATGAAGCATGTTGCACAACCGTGCCAGTATCACCTGGCTTACGTACTAAATTAACACTTCTTTCATCAAACTTAGGTCTTAAAATACCTTGGCCTTTATCAATCGACGCTTGATAATCTGGATCAGAAGGTTTACCAACATTGTGGCCTCTGAATCCGTCTACTACAAAACCATTTTTGGTTCTTTCAAACTGTCCATCAAATAATTGTGTATTTGATGCTTGTTGCTCTAAAAGCGACAGTGATGTATAATACTCTACAGTTTTTAATCTTTTATCAAGAGCACCAATGTCTCGCATTGTGTATCTTTTATTGTCAATCAGTTTAGGATTTACATCTTGTAAATCAAATATATATGGGTTTAATCTTAAATCATAGAGTCCCATAGAATCGTCCGGTGCAGCCGGCGCTTTTGGGTCATCCGATGGTACACCAGTAACAACTTTTAATTCACCTTCTTTAGTGATATAAAGTTTATCAACTCTGGGCATATAATATTGAACATACATTGACATTGCATGTGATGGGTCTGGTGGACTACTTATAGAAGCATTTGCAATCGTAAAGTCTGTTGATCCGCCGTTTGCAGCATCACCTTTTCTTGGCCTAAAGTCTATACAATCTCTTAATTGGAGACTACCTTGTGCACCACTAAATGTAGGAATACTATCATAGTCTGCTGGTGGATATGAATCCACAGAGAAGTAATCACCACCACCGTGAGTATAATAATCGAATGTAATTGTGAGTGCGCCAGATACTGGAGAAGAATCCGCATTTCGGATAATTCTACCTATATCGTAATAGTTATCTCTTTGACCATTGTCAAGAGTAAACCTTTCTGTAACATTAGTTCCTGTTGCATCTACAACAGAAACAATTCTAATAATATCTGCTTTACCTAATGAATACGACCCATCTGAACTAGCAGTTACGCCTGAAGCAACTTCATTATTATCTCTTGTTTTATTTTTTTGAACTTTAGCACCACCATCACGTTCAACATCAGCAATAATTCTAACTGCAGTACCGTTAGCACCTGTTACAGAAAACTGCATAGAAGTCGCGCCATCACTCGGTGTAGCACCATTAAATGTTGGAGTTATAAGGTTACCAGTACCAACAGCAATAAATGTAGCAGTATTAATATTAGTAAAGTGTCCGTCTGCTGCGCCCGAAAGTGCTATTGTTGCAACATTATTTTGAATTGTTGTTGAAAAATCTTTTTTAACGGTATATTCTGTAGTATTAGCAGATGCACCTGCATTAGGATTAGGATTAAATAAAGTCTTGATAGCGGCATATGGCATCTTAAACACCAACCCATTATTACCAATATCATATCTAATAGCAGTAGTAGCTGTAACATCAGCCTTAAATGTAATTCCAGTAGAATGAGTTTGTGTTACACTTTCTACAGCTGAGAAATTACCGGAAGTCATAGTAATATCAAATAGATATAATCTCCACTCAGAAGTAATAAATTCTAACCCTCTTACTCTAGCAGTACCTACAGTAGCTCCTCCTCCTGCTGGAGCATCTTTAAGTAATATATGAGTAAAGTTGGATATATCCGGTGCACCGTTTGGAGTATTAATTACAATATAATTACCTACAGGAGTTGGGACATTAGCATTAGCATCAATATTGACAGCGTCTGCTGCATCTCTAGGTTTATCTATGACAAGATATTTAGTTGAAATGTTTTCATTTCTAAAACCTTGTACATAAGAAACACCAGGTTCAACACCAATTGCTAATTTATCTGCGTCACCACCATTACTTGCAGTAACATAACCATTATTAGAACCATTATCTAAATGTTCTTTAATATCCAATTGGTATGGTTTAACAGCATAGTTGCCGGATTCTTCAAATGTTCTTCTAGCCAATCTTTTAGATAATTCAGTTGTAACATTAGTCGCATCTGTTTTATCTACTTGTAAAGCTCCATTATCAATTCTTAATAAAGTAACATAATTAGTATTAGCACTATTTGTATTAGTTAATGATTCTTTTATAAGAGATGTAGAGATTCTATATCTTGTTGCGCCAGGAGCAGCTTCGTTTGGTGTGCCTTGAGCATTATCTTTTAGAGTAACATCAGTATCTGTATCAATAATGGTCTCTAATACATTAAGACCGATAACATAAGATGGAGTGTTAGAATACTTATCTAATATTAAAGAACCCGCCGGTACATAAACAAAAGTACCAGAAAGAAAATATACACCTTCTTCAATATTAGCACTAGAACCTAAACCTGTAGGTGTTCCAGTACTTTGAACTTGACCATAGTATGTAGTAGAACCATCAGAAGAAAATTCTTCACCAGCAGCAAAAGTTGAAACGTTTCTACCTGTACCACCTTTTCCTAAATATTTTATATATAGTGTATTAGGATCAGATCCTTCAGAAGGAAGTACCGCCAAAACTTTAGCAGTAATCGGAGTTCCACTATTAGCTGCACCAGTAATAGTAGTACCTACAAATTCTGTAAGATAACCATCACTGTTTAATGTACCGCCAACAGTATGCACAAATGATGAATCAATTTTAATAAAGTCATATTCAGTATTAACCGTAACTTTACCACCTACAACCCTAGAACCATGTTTAAATGCATATTGACCAAATCTATCTAATTGAGCCTGCATTGCAGTTTGCATTTGAGTAAGTTCTCTAGCTTGAACTGCATAACCAGGGCGATATAGGATCCTATGAAAATTCTTTGTTTCATCAAAGTCATCATAGTACGGTGCTATAGAATAGTTTTTGATTGTCGTTGTGCTCATATTGTCCTTTCTCTTTTATTTAATATACTAACTATGTATATTAGAATTCGATAATAACTTTAATGTCTTCGATCTGCGTAGTTGTTCTATTAATTGGATTTCTATTCTCCAAGAACATAATATCACCAGTACCTGGATGAACTTCTGGGTTACGAAGGGCATTATTACTTTCTAATTGTCCAGTAGTTGACGAGGTTTGTCCAGTAATATTTTCACCATTTTGAAATGGTTTATAACCTGTTTTAGAATTTTGATGATAGTAAATATAACCTGTACCACCATCAAGTTCTACTGCATATGCTTGTGCACCTGATGTTTGGCCTACTAGTAACTCATCAACTAAGTAATTAGTAACTGTAACTCCAGAAGTAAAGTCTAATGATTTAAGAGCTTTAAGAGTAGATGCTGTTGCTACTGCACCAGGCCCGTAAACTTTTGGATTTCTGATAAGTGTTACTTGTCTAAAGTCGTTACCCACGGTAAGATCATTATTTTCAGTACCAGTAAGTTGACTATTTAAGCCGATGAAAAATGCACCCAATTCTTTTACTGGACTAACACCATGGCCTTGTTCTGGAGCAATAACTGCTCGAGCAGCTGCATCACCTGAAGCGAATGTAATATTTGCTACAGTGTAATTAGTTCCTTTATTAGTAATAGTAATACTAGCAACTGCTTGGTTCGAACCAGATCCACTCATAACTGCAGTAGCAGTAGCACCGGTTCCGTCACCAGAAATAGTAACAGTCGGCGTAGATGAGTAAGTACCACCATCAGTGACTTCAATTCTTTCAATACCGGCTGCAGTGACTGAATTAAGTGATGCCTTTTGGTTAAGATACTGTGCATAATCTGCTTCTGATAGAGCAGCTTCTGCTGCTGCATCTGATGCCCAAGGATTACCCGTATTAGGGTCATTAAAAGGAACATTCTTAACTGGCATGTATGATGTAGTTAAGAATTTCTCCGCGTCTGCAACTGAAATTGTATACATATATTTCCAAATGTAACCATCAGATTCTGCAGTTGGATCTGTAAGTGTTTGAGTTGGTTGAATAGTAGATACTGAACCACCTGCTTTAATACACTTGTATACCTTAAATTCATTAGTGACGATATAGAACTTTTTATCAAAGATCGAGCCATCATCTGAATCCCATGCATGATAACTTGTATCTGTCGCCCAAGTATATCTTGGAACAACGTGTGAAATATCCGCAGCTCCGATTAATTTCATACCAATCATATTTTGGTACGCCTCTCCTAATGAGTCTAACGCATCAACTGGTGTGAATGGTGTTGTATCAGTAGTATCTGATGTGGTTAAAGACCAAACATCAGGTTTTCCGATTCCAACATATACACTGGTATTAGCATCAGCCACATCTTCTTTAAAATTTTCGGCATTTACTACCCTAAAATTTGATGTTACTATAGCAGTCATTTTTATGTTTCCTATTAATTAGTATGAATAAACGAATTCACGTTATATTTATTTATATTAGTTGTGGCGGTACTTTGAATTTGTACGTCGCCAAATTCTTCTATTCTCTCATTAAAGTCGAACTTCTTACTACTATTAAGGTAAGTATCACCTTTCAGATTAAAATAATTATTCTGCGGTTGAGTCTTAGACCTATCAGATAGATGATTAAGTAGAAGTATAAGAATTGGTTTAATATCCTTAGCTCTAATTTCATTATTAGAATTAGAGTCAATTCTTAAAATAGGATCTTGTGTATACCCAGATCCAGGGTTAGTTATATTATATCCTGATATTTCTCCATCAGAATTAAGTGTAAATTGTGCAGTTGCTTGTATGTTAGTACTTAGAAGAACACCATCAGCATCTTTAGCAGTAGGTTCTGAAATAATAATTGTCGGAGCAGTTCTATAATTTTTATCAGCAAGGCCTGCTAATTCTATATAAGCAAGTTTACTATTATTGGTATTTGCGGCCACAAAGCCGAATATCTGTTGATAACCACTACCGCCACTATTAATTGTTATATTATCAATATCTAATCTTCCAAGAGCATCAATACCAATAGTAACACTTGGGGCAACTAAAGATTGCCCCGAGATCGCAGTTCCATTAAATGATATTGTAGGTGCAGAAGTATAACCAAATCCAGTATTACTTATTTCAATGCCAGTAAGTATACCGTCTGTTTTAACAGCAATTGCTGTAGCAGTGGCGCCTGTTAATGAGTGTGAAGTACCAGAACCCACACTTGTTATATCTGTCTGAGCACCACCTAAAACACTTTGTAGTGTTACTTCATTTGAAACATTAGACATAATAAAGTAAGAACCGCCGCTTACTAAACCACCAATAGAAGTACCACCACCAGAATTATATGTTACTGGACTACCGACTGGTAGGGATGCTGCCTGTTCAGCAGTTAATTTAATTGTATTATCTACAATATTAACAATACCTACTCCGACTGATTCATCATCACTACCATCGAACTCATGAGCCGGTGGAGCAGAAAAAGTAATTCCTGGGATATTATAATCTTTACCGCCGTTTACAATAGTAACACTTGTTACTGATCCATTAGATACAATAGGGGTAAATGTACCCGAAGTAAATCCAGCAGGAACACCAGTATCCGCAGTATTAACTGTTGGAGCAGTTAAATAACCACTGCCTGTATTTGTCATAGTAACAGTTGTAATTACACCATTAGTAAGTTTAGAATTAGGAACACTAATAGTACCACTTCTGTGTATTCTACTATCAATAGAAGGTAAGAAAATTGAAGCAAACATTTCTACTAGTATTGGTAAATCTTCAATACCAATTGCACCTGGTTGTCTTTCTGGCATTGCAGATAATACTTTACGGTATAAAGTATCACCTTCTTGTGTATCTTCCCCTAAAATAGCTTTAGTTAATTCCATAATAATAAGAATTTCACCAAAGAATTTAAATCCAGCCGGGTGTACTAATCTGTTAAATACATTTTCCCAAGTAGATACGTTTTGTCCTGTTCTAATTAGGTATGAGAATTTTTGGTACCTTAAAGAATCCTGAATCTTAATAACATTAGATAACTGGCCTTTATTATCAAGATACTGGCCACCTCTCGGTAGCGAAGGATTAACGTCCCAATTACCAGATGAAGGGATTAATGTTTTATCCCATGGATACTGTACTTCCACTTCATCATTAAAGAGTAGTCGGAAAAAGATTTCAATAGAATCTGCAGAACCTCTTACTTTATAGTAGTCCACAATGTTCTTATATAGATTTCTTTTATTAACTGTAATGTCTCTTGGTATTACTGATGCAATTTCTTTCTGCATTAATTCCAAAAAGGCTTGAGAGTTATTATCAATGTCCATTGCACGTTCAATATTATTTAAAACGTGAGATGGCCCAGGACCGATCCAGTGTTTTATCGGTGTATTTAATTTAGCAGTTGAACCATTATGAGTAGAAAGATTATCTACCTGGAAAGTTTTACCAACTTCTGATGTAAGAAGCGCCAATGATCCGGGTAGCTCGTTACCATTAGATATATTTACATTAATATCATTAAGAGGGATAATGGTAACAGTACCATCAGGAGCTGTCACTGTCATAGACGAATCCGCACCTGTTTCATCCGTAAAGAATTCATCATTTTCGTTTTTAGGATCTGATATTCTAAATACTGCCTTTCCATTCAATACAATATCTTGGAAGTCTTCATTTTCTGAATAGATGAATTCATCTAAATTCATAAACGTATAATACGCTTCCAATAATTGTTTAATACCATCAGCATTGTCTATAATTTCTGAAGGTATTAATTGTTCAACACGCAGTTTTTCTTTACTTTTTCGTGTTGTAGACGCAGTAGATTCAATATATCCTGGGGATACTATATCATTTGAATAATGCTGCTTGTCTTTTTGACTCATTATCTTAATCTCGACGGCGTGGTATAGTTAATTGTTCCTGTAGAACCAGATACTGATATTGTATCAACACTAGGTGTAATATTAACTCTCAATGCATCAATAGCAATTAACTGATCTCTTTTCGGAGCTAAATCCAAAGAATCTGGAGTTACAGTAACTCTAATATCGGTAGTATCATAAGTGGTAAAGTTATTGAGAGTAATAGTTCCTTTATCTGGATCTAAAATACCAGCATCGTTTATAACAGTTACATTCTCTCCACTTACAATCTTATAAATGATAACCTGTCTGTTAACAGATCCTGCAATTTGAATATCTCCAAAGTAATGTTCTATACTATTGGAATATGCAAGTTTAAATGGAGTCGAAGTTAAAATAAATGCTGTAGATGCACCAGACTTATAGAAAGGTGATGTAAAGGATAATTGAAAATTATTAGCTCCTTCGGTAGTAGAAGGTGAAATATTCATAAACATATATGGACGTACTGTCGAGTTCTGAATCGCAGGGTCAGCAGAATCAATTAATTTTAACAGTTGTGAGTGTCTAAATACACCATCAAACTTATTAAGGTTATTAAAGTTATAATCTGAAATTGTATCTCTTACAACAGAAGTCAATTCTACCGCAGTTCTATCTGTAAGGTTTGGGTTATACTTAAAGAATACATCTAGTTCCAAGTAAGTATAATTAGGATCTACAATTTGTGGTGTAATAGATACTACGTTCTTACCTTTAAGAATAGTACCAGTAATCTTATCCTTTTCTGCTTGAGTTAGTGTTTCTGCAATAAGAGGTTTAATAGAAATATAAGCCTGGCCATAATCTGGCGGATCGTTATCTTCACCGCCCCAACAAGAGATGGATGATATATTTGTAAATTCTCTTTGAATAATAGCTCTATAATCATCTGATGTTACCGCCCTATTCTGTGATGTAAATGTCAGAGGAGCATTGAATCGGATAGATTCAGAAGTTTCTTGTTCAACACCACCAGCAGCTGCAGTTAATGTAGTTACTACTGAATTACCAAAACCGCCTACTGAATCAGACATAGTAAATACATTAGCACCATTTGATTCAGCACCATCAGTATAAACATAATCTAAGGTAATAATATTATTATTATTTGGTTTTCTACCAGTAACACCATCGCCGAAATAAATTTCATAATAATTACCAGCATTTTCTTGTAAGTAAAACACTTTAGAAGTAGCATCAACACCTAGTAGAGTTTCAAAACGGGTGTATATATCATATGATGAAGATTCTGAGTTTTCTTGGACTCTTACTCTTAAAGTACTTGTATCCGCGTCTTCATCTGATAATTGGAATTTTTGGTTTTCAATATCGTTATCGACTCTATATCTAAGAGACTTGTAATACCCTTGAGCAATATTTACTGCAGTGAAATTATATTTCTTAGTATTAGGAGCTACGGTAGTATCTACTGTTAATTCTGCACTTTGAGTTTCTAATGTTACATATTGATATTGTTCTGAACCTACTGTAGTTCCTAATTTAGTACCTCTGGCCATAGTTAATGTATTTGGTAATGTACTTACTTCATTGGTTACATCTATGGTAATATTAACTTGTGCTCTTGGTGCAAGAACTGATCGAGGCACATAACCCAAAAGTTTAGCTCTTGTGACTACATTACCACGAATTTGTGCAGAGTCCAAGAATGCTTCATTTAGAGAAAAGTGAGCAGCTAGAGCATTATAATGAGTATTATAAGCAAGTACATCAAGTAATGTACTTAGGCCTGAACCCTCAAAATTATAATCATTAAATTCCGATTGAGTTTTTAAATAATTTTTTAAATTCTGTTTAATCTGATCGAAATCAAGTTCCGTTACATTTAAGTTACTCGCCATGGGTTACCTCAACCTTCTTAATACGATTTCAACAGATTCGTTGGTATCGAATTCTTTTATTTTAAATACTACTGTAATATTATATGAGTTATCAATATCTTTTATATCAATGTTTTGCAGTATTACTCTTTTTTCATATTTATTAATCACTCTTCTAATGTTTTCTCTTAGAGAAATCTTAGTGATTGTATCTGCAGGTTCAAAGAGTAGTGCCCTTAAATTAGCACCTATATCATCATTAAAAGGTCTTTCATAAAAATTCGTAATTAATAAATTTTTAACTGAATTTTTAATTGCTGCATCATCTTTTAAAGGAACAATATCTCCTCTAATGGGGTGTAAAGTTAAAGACAAGTCTAAATCTCTCCAACCTTTTACCCTGGAGGTTACTTTTGCTTTCTTTACATTTCCAATAATACTTTTATCGGAGAGTATTTTAGGTGATCCTGTAGTTGCCATATTAGTATTTATACCTTTTTATTCTATGATTAGTAATTTCTTATTGGGTAAAGGTTGTAAAACTAGAGATAATTCTGCACCATCCCATGTATAATCCGTAGTTTCTGTTAATTTAACATTGTCAAGTATAACAGACCATGGCCCTGAATCAGGAGTGATAGGTAAATCTCTTGCAGGACTATATTCTATTTTGTTTTCTTCTGTTGTAAATTCATACACACCACTCATGTCTGTCGCAACTGCGGAGAGCGAGGGTAAAGATACTGCAGTAGCACCAATAACAGATTCTATAATAAGATCAGTACTAAGTGTAATACTCGTAGGTAGACCAATTAATTTTAAAAAGTCGCAGAAAGTAAATGTTATCCAGTCTATTAATGAACCAAGTCCAATAGCCTTAAAGAATTTCTGTACTAATTGCATCCATTCTTGTATAAGATATTTAGGCCATTCTTCGCCGAAGTTCTTTAGTCTTCGTTTAAATCTATCCATCTTTCTTTCCATACTCTCTACAAAGTCATTAGGTTCACCCCCTAATAAGTCCATAAGAGTATATCCTACAATAGATATAGATTCTAGTTGTGCTATTGCTTGTTTTCGTAATTCTTCTTTTAAATCATCAGGTGCAGATTTAATCTGATCTTCTAATGATTGAATGGCGTCGGTTATTATCTGTTCTACATCCAAATTTGTCAACCCTGGGAGAGCAGGTAATCCTAATGCTTTCCATATTTCATCAAACTTGTCTATCAATCCGCCGAATGCGCCATGTAAAATACCTAATGCTCCTTTATTTAATTGAGTCATTACATATTCCCAAATAGCCTCTGCCTTCATATCTGCGGATTCTAAACCATAAGTACCATCGAATGACTTATAAATATCAGGTAACATAGGGTAGAATGTTTCTACTTCATCCACAAATTGTTGTTTAATGGTATCTTTATAAGTAGGATCAGAAAATAACTGCACTACATCTACATTAATACCAAAAGGCGGTACTGGTATTGAAAAAGATATTGGCAATACAGTATCAATAATCTCCATAAATTTGGCCTGAATAAAAAGATGATATTCTTCTATCATCGCATTAATTCTTTTTTCCCATTCTACTTCTGGAATATCCAATGAACCAAATACTGGTTCAGAAATTGATATAGGAAAATTACCTAAGAGTGATTCAATATCGTCTAAAATATCTCG